GAGGGTCTGGGTGATGCCGCCGGATGTAGGGGGCTTTGGCTCGGCGATAGGGACGAACCAGGGAATGACAGTACCGTCAATTTCCTGTTGACCGTTATAAGAACGGTTGATCGACCCCATATCTTTGAAACGTTCCAAGGCGAGCTTTGGAACGAGATATGCAGCCGCAGTGATGCGCACTGGGTTTAGCAGCATCTTGGCGGTTTCGGCCATCGTCACATTGAGAGTGAACATAGATGTTCGCATGGCATCCTCGCGGAGAAGCGGGATAGCCTTAATTGGAACGAGTTTGCCCCCAAAGGAGGAGGTGACAACGCTTGCCTGGTCAACACGCGTAGTTCGAGCGTGTGCCATCGGCGTTCGCTTGGTATTGGTTTCCCAAACTTGACGCTCACTGAGCCGTGTTGAATGTGTTTCCTGCATTAGTAGCCGCCTTTCGGTTTAAAGTTTTTGGGTTTCTTGGGGTCCAGAGCCGGGGCGTCTGGATTTTGGTAGGGCACATCTTCAAACAAAATACCGGTCTCCAACAGAACCCTGAGGTTCTGTGAGGAATTTGGAAGAGAAATCCCCTCACCGGCTACCTCGCCGATCATCTCGGAGATATGACCGGATGAGAGTGAATCGAATGCGTTAATTCCATATTGGTCAGCTACATTTGCCAAAAGTGATTTTGGCTCGCCTGCCCAATAAACCGGAATACGGGCTTGATTCGTAGGGTGAGGTCTCATTTTCGGGCGGGTCGTACCGACGACAGGACCGTCTGGCCGATAGTCTTCAATCGGGCTTTGCGTTTGGCGCACGACCGGCATGCCGACTTTACCAGACCGTAGCGCGGTATCATTCTTTTCCTGTATTTGCTGCCGGAGTAGTTCGTTCTCAAGTTTCGCACTTTCAAGCCTCACGGGATCATATGCTGCGGCAGCAGTTTCGATAGCCCTTCCAACACCGTCAGCAAGTGGGTTCTGTTGTGGTGGCAACTGGATGTTTTGCATGTTGCCACCTGTGGCGCCCAAAACGGTCAGGGGATTAAACCCTGCGTTTTTTGCGCCTGTGACCAGCCACTTGTAACGCTGTTCCTCATTGAGCTGGCGGGCGTACATTTCGTCAGCGGCCGAAGGGCCTTTCTTGCCGAAGATGCCGCCAAGAACGCCAGAGAGGAGAGAGGCCCCGCCCTGAATAATTGATGGGCCTAGGGGTCCGGCCAGAACTGGGGGGAGGGCCATTAACGATCCTTTCTGGAATTAACGTCCTGATATGAGGCGCTGCAATGGGCAATGCAGACGGGTTGATTGGTCCAGACGCAAGCGCCGAGTGAAATCAACAGGAAAAGCAAAATGATTTGAGCCATAGGGGACTTTGTGGCCGATACCGGAACCAAAATCCACCAAAAAGTCGCTGGCGCGCCTTTTTTCCCGCTTTTGGGGGGGGCTATTATTGTCGGGCTTACGCCCGTCTTATATCCAGAAACATCGCGCTACGCGCGCTGACGCTTGATACATTTCCCTGCGGGAAATGCGCTTTTCTGGCGCAAACCTGTGGTATTGCGTTTTTTCATTTTGTAGGCGCTGACGCGCCAGTGTGCTTGCAAAGATGTTCGGCCCTAGAGGGCCGCCACTTTGTCTGCGCACGTCTGCTCGATAGGTTTCAAACCTGTATTTCCCCCTGTTCAATAACTTGAAAGAAGGAAAGCGGGAGCCGAGCAGTGAGCACAACTAACACCATTTGACGTAGTCGCGTGGCGATGCGGCCCCGGATCCGCGTGAACGGTTCTCGGGGTCCTGTTTCTGGTGGCGGGCCTTGGCCGCCTTCCTGCTATCCGGTCGTTCCACACAACCCAGCTCAACATCCCTCGCGCGGTTGCGCTTATGACGCCTGTAGGCGTTGAACGCCGCCAGCTGGGCGGGATCTCGGAAGAGGGGTGAACGTCGGAGACTAGATGAGGGGAAGGGCGCACCAGGTGCGAGCGCTGCACGCGGCAGTCCGAGACCTCGCCGGGGCGGGTTTTGCGGGTATGTTTGGAGAGGATTGAAATCCTCTATGACGCTCGATCCGTCAGGTCCGTTGCGAGCCTCAAGGGCACGCTTTTGTTTTTCGAGCTGGGCAGTTCGTTTGAGGGAACTTTCGTTCCTCCGAATTGTGAATTGTAGTTTTCTAGTTGATAGGGGAGACCGGGTAGATGTAGTTTTAGATGTTTCGGACCCTCGTTTATAGCCAGTACCAGAGCCAGTAGTGTCTTTGGCAGGAGAACGTCCTGGAGTAGTTGGGCTGATACGTCCTGAACGTCTAGATCGAGATTTGCGCGCCATGTTGCATTGCCCCATTTGTCGGCCTCAATTACTGAGGCTGTTGCATAGACGCCTGGCTCGGATAGATATTCGATAGCCAGGCGATGAGTGAGAGGATGGATACGCTTCACCTTCATTGTAAGGAATTGCTGCAAGTCATAATGCCTTGAACAAAATTCCCATGAAGCGGGTGGGAGTTTATGCGGGTCCTGCTGAAGCTCCTCAAACCATTCATGGAAATCATTTGATTGTCGGAGCTTTTGATCTGGGCGGCAAAGCGCCCATGTTTCAAGATAAGCGGCCAGCATTTTGTCGTATATCGCGGTTGTTCGACCGACTGGATAATAGAAGAGCTGGCCTTTGTTGTTCTTCACATCGGGGATGGTGAAGCGGTCTGATTGGGAGAAGAGTGCTACGCCCTTACGGGCGTGCTCCCTGGCATATTCAAGTAGATATTCTTGGCCTAGCATTGGGCGCTTTGAATACTTCATCAGGCCCTTGGCCAAGTTATCCTTTGAAAGATAGTCCATGATGTAAACTGCGGCACCGTGGCTGGAGCGGGGTTTCTCAATTTGAGAGGTACCTTTAATCCAGTAGGGCCACGTTATGCGCTTGCCCATTTGTTCGACAGGTGGGGTATCGCCTTGGAAATAGAACATGACGTGCCAGTGGGCGCGATCTCTTTGAGTTCCATGCTCCCCCACAGCCACATATTTAAACTTATAGCCGTCCTTGCGTAGGCGTTTAAACATAAGTTGCAAATGATTGTAATCGAGCCAATAGGCTTCTTTGTTGCCGTATCCACCGCCATAAGTGAAGGTTGTGAACCATACATGGTCGGCGGTTTGTTCCTCGGCAAGCATTCGACCGACCCAATGGCGTTTGCGAGCTTTGAAACACTCGTCGCACTTGCGACATTGGGCGATTTTGTAGGTTTTTGTCTCGTCGTTAGGGATTTTTAATGGGCTGTTACACATGGTGAGGGGTCCTTTTTGGGGGTTGTGGTGTCAGTTGTGCTACAGGAGACAAGGGGGTGGGGATGCCACCCTCTCAAAAATGGAAAAGACATGACTTTTTTCCGGGGGATTTTGAGAGGGTGGCGCGGCACTAGTGACACCCGAGCCTGTAGAAAAGTGTTTTTACTTTTCGAAGTGTCACATCGTACCGCCTTGAGCAGACGCCCAAGAGGGTTTCGAAGACGTCCAGCTCCGCAGGGGAGAGGTCCTGACCGTAGTCATAGTGCCAGAAGACCAGGCTGGGTGTCTCGAATGGATGTAGCTGGACATCCCCTATAAAGGGAATGTCCTTTTTTGCCGCTTCTTTCATAACGGCCCAGACAAAATCGACTTCGATTTCTTTTTCTGGGGGCGACCAGGCACCATCACCCTTTAACAGGCTGTGGTTCAGTGTCTTCAGAGGTTGAAGCCGCCTGATCAGGGTTTGTGTCTTCGGGTTCCGAAGGGTCTGGTGCGCCTGGCTCTGTGTTTCCGCGTATCTCTTTCGAGGCCGCGGGGGTATGTGGCGCTGTGCCAGATTGGTTTGCAAGTAATTGCATTCGCTCATTGAAGGACCTTTCCATTTTTTGACGGTCTAGTTCTCGCTCCAGCTCGTTGCGCTTTGTTAATTCGTGAATAGCCCTCATTTCAGGGGACAGCGCAGAGGGTCGATCGAGTGTTGTAAAGGTTTCTTCACTTTGTTCGACCGTTTGATCGCGGATCTCAATCCCCAACCAAACGCGTCCTTCACTCTGGAAGCGGTAATAACGATTTGCGCGTACTTTGAGGTCGAACTCGCCCTCGCCCATAGCAACCAAGACCTCATTCTTAAAGGTCTTAGTCGCTGAGCTGTAAATACGCGCCATTTCCTCGGCACGCAGAGTGATGTTCTGCGTGCCCTCGAAATAACATTTTTCCTTATCCTTCCAGAGATCGAAGGGGCCGTTTGCAGTGAAACGTTTCATTTCCAAACTTTCGTTTTGTTACGGTGTAGGCGCTGGGGGAGGGGTAGGAGCGTCGCTGCCATCCCCCTTAACGCGGGTCATATCAACTTGACCAAGCACCTTGTCATAGTCGCCTGTGGCCTCTCTGATGGCGGGACCGAAGTAAGTCAGGCCCTCAATTAAAGATGCGCCTGACAACCACCACTCAAACGGGTCTTCATTTGTTGAAGCGAAGACTTCGTGGGAAAGGGTGGTGGACAGGTAGAAATCTGGCCCCAAGGCGGGATCAACCACCTCGGAGGTCCATATTCGATTTCGGTCCTCATTCCATTGAGCCGCGGGATCGGCGCGGTAATACTTGCCGCCAATGTTAGGTGCAACCCGCTGCCATTGGTGATTTAGCGGAGCGTATCCGAACAAATCATCAGGCAGCGAATGACTCTCGTCGATTTCTGAATTGCGAACGAGAGCTACGGGCTGCGGGTCCAGTTCATCTGCTGTGCGGTCAGGAAGGTCATTCACGGTTTTGGCCGCGAAATAGTAATCGCGTTGACGCTCATAAACCATTTCAGGGAGTGCCTGGGCCACGATCATGACCACGCCGCCGCACTCTAGCTGCGGGACGTTGCACCGCAGCTGGACTTGGGTCTGGCCGTCAGTGACGGACTTGTCCAGGTTTGCGGCGTCTGTTGCGTAGCGCTGAGACATGCCGACGATTGTCTCGGCAGTGTCCAGGAGGATTGGTGCGTTGAGAACTTCATCGCGAAGGCGGATGCCGGACAGGAGCTGATCCATCATCCATTCTTCGCTGAGGCCTTGGAACTGGGTCCTAGCCCTGGCCCAGGCGGCTGTCTCACGAGCGAGGTCGATATTCGCCAGAGAAATGACGATCCCGTTTTGATCCATCTCTGTGTAAAGTTGATCTGTCAAAGCGGCCTGGACGGACACAAAGTTGTCTTTAGTGGGTTCGTCCTGGTACTGGCCGAGTAAGAACGAGCCAGTTGCGCCGCCCATAGAGTTCTTTACGCGCACGATTTGCTCTGTGTTGACAACGCTAAGTGGGACCTCGCCAGCAATCATTGCATCGTCAAAGGTTGGCTTGACGTATTTCATTTGCGTATGCGCCCAGAATGCGGGCGCAAGGGTCAGATCTATTTTATCGCGTGGCGTAAGTGATGGGGAGCGGTCAGCTGCAATGTGGTTCCAAATTGCATTATAGCTCTCGATATAATCGGAATTGAAATCCTCGTTTGTGTTGTAATGCAGACCGAGGGTCTGGGTGATGCCGCCGGATGTAGGGGGCTTTGGCTCGGCGATAGGGACGAACCAGGGAATGACAGTACCGTCAATTTCCTGTTGACCGTTATA